CTTGACTTTGCACATTTTCTTTACGATGAACCTGCTTCATCAATGCTTGGAAACTGGAACTAACCATTTCGCCATCCAATATATAACTGCGATCAATTAGATCGATGTTTTCTTCCAATGCTTGTGTAATGTGAGAGAAATTCTCCAACAATTTACCATTGCGTGTGTATTGTGTGACAGTACGGTTTTCCATGTTCACAATGGTCAAAACTCGAACTCCGTCTAACTTCGGCTCTAGGAGTTTTTTCCCTGTAATTTTCTTTTCGTGATTAGCACCATCATGCGCTAGCATACACTCAAATACAGGAACAGGTTGGATCTTGTCAAACCGACCTTTTAGCACTTTGTTCACAGTCTTTTCACTTACACCGCATCGTAGATCCTTGATAAGGATACGTCGATACCAATCATTCCATTGCCTTTGTGTACTAGTAGTTAGGGCCAACTCAATAGCATCACGAGCATCGTGACCAGTAAGTTGACGAGTATAGAGCAAGTGGGCTAATTCTTTAAATGCTACCCAGGGCAGTCCTTGTCCGTCTGGTCCACTATGGGTAGGGACTTTCTTAACACCAAATGTATATAGATTATCTAAGGCCATTCTAATGCCTTCAAACAATTCTGCGTTTTCAGATTCTGCTTCTCGTTCTAAGATGGCTTCTTTAGCCAAGCGACTGTTGTCTGCTTCGAGTTCGAGAATAACAGCATAGCAATTCATATACATCTCCGTTTTAAAACTTAATTATAAGTTCAAAATTCGAAGTTGTCAAGGAAATTACAATTCTGTATCATAAAAATCATCAGATACACTAAAACTACTACCGCAACCGCAAGTAGTTTGTGCATTGGGATTATTAATTGTAAAATATGACCCTTGTAGAGAATCTTTATAATCTATTTCAGCCCCTTGGAGATACTGCATACTCATAGAGTCAATTACAACTTTAAATTGATCAACATTAAGTTCAAAATCATCTTGATTTTGTTCTCGATCTAATGTAAAGCCGTACTGCATTCCAGAGCATCCACCGCCTTGTACAAAAGTACGCAGAAACATGTTAGAGTCTGTTTCTTCAGATAGAATCTCTTTGATCTTATTTTTTGCGTTTTCGGTTATGTCAATCATGCTAGTATTTACTTGCTAAATATCTCAGGATGTATTTTTTAGGAGAATATTATGGCCTATAGTGAAAAAGTAATTGACCATTACGAAAATCCTCGTAATGTAGGATCTTTTTCTAAAGACGATGAGGATGTAGGTACTGGTATGGTAGGTGCTCCTGCTTGCGGAGATGTAATGCGACTACAGATTAAAGTAAATCCATCTACAGGATTAATTGAAGATGCTAAATTCAAAACATACGGGTGCGGATCAGCAATCGCGAGTTCAAGTCTTGTCACAGAGTGGGTTAAAGGAAAGTCGCTTGACGAAGCGGGAAAAATTACTAATACAAGCATTGCTCAAGAACTTGCCCTTCCACCAGTTAAAATACATTGTAGCATACTTGCAGAAGATGCTATCAAAGCCGCAGTAGAAGATTATCGTAAAAAACATGATCTCATTAACTGAAGTAGCCGCTAAAAAAATTAAAAGTCAAATTGAACGCAGAGGACACGGTCTAGGTATACGTATTGGAGTAAAGACCACAGGATGTAGCGGTTTGGCCTATGTGTTAGAGTTTGTTGATACTGCTAAACCTGAAGATGTTTGTGTCAATTGTCTAGATTGTAAGATCTTTATAGACCCTAAAGCCTGCCCATATATACAAGGTATGACTATCGATTATGTACGTAACGGACTTAATGAAGGATTTGACTTCAGGAATCCAAATGAGAAGGATCGTTGCGGTTGTGGAGAAAGTTTTAGAGTATGAGACCTTGGACTAGAGATGATACCAAAGAATGGATTGCTCAATTAGAGCATAGATTAGATGATATAGATTATTATCTCAATAAAACCGTTGAATGGTGCGAAGACTATGGAGTCTACGACAATAAAACCGTGTTTATGTGCAGTTTTTTAACCTGTATATGGGTTAGTAAAATGCGAGACGAACCTATAACGTTTGTTGAACTAATGGAATTATTAGGTGTAGACGAGTGGGAAAGCGATGAAGAAAAAATATTCGATCTAGATGAAAAATATGCACATTTGGATCACGTAGAACTTTTAGAACATGTGATCCAAATGTGCAGAGACGATGATGACGATTAATTATTTTCCGTCGTAGTCTTTTACAGGGCCGCCATGAATTTCACTCTTGGCTTTACGGCCTTTAAGTCTTTTACCACTACCTTTAACTCCTTGTTTACCAGTACCATCAGTATGGTCACTATCATGTGCCCTAAGCCCTAGACTTACGCATTGAGCATATCTCACATTACTTAGTCGTTTGGTAGCACACTGGCTCTTAGTGGGTTGAGGTAGTTTTTTCTCTGATAAAAGATCTTTGATACGCATCAAACTATTTATTTAAAAAGTATCAAACTCATGATAATCGTTTGGGCTGCGAATCCTGTACAGATAGTAGCAATGTACAAATAGTTCTTTTCAATCAAGGATTTAAAGAACAATGTAATTAGTCCACTCCAAACAAAGATCATAAGATCCACTGGAGGCAACTTGTCACTTTGCATTAGCAGTACTGATACTAGTGTGGGAATACTAGAAAAGTGTAGCAGTACAATAGTAATCCATCCCAGGGTGTGCGAACTAACTTTTCGCAGGTGCTCTTTAAAAAAGAGTACAAAAATTTGAGGGATACGCTTGATAGTTTCCAAAAACGACATGTGTTAACTCCTTAATTATAAAAAATGTGACGACCAATTTTTGCTACTTTTTCTTTACGCCAACCAGGATTTACATAATCCGCATGGTAGTAAAGTGCATTTTCAAGACTAGGTAATCGGAATCCTTCTAAAAGGACCTTCTTGGCTGCGACCATACTTTCTTCAAAGTTACTTTTATGTATCGGTCTAACCACAGCCGCACGATCACAATACCAACTAAATTGGCAAACTACTTTTTCATAAAACACATTCTTTTGATAAACGGTTTTGCATACGTCATTTGGAAATTGTCCGCTTTCTACTCGATTAATGGTAACTTGTGCTACTGCAACTTTACCTTCGAAAGGCTCATTTCCTGCTTCGTAATATATATTACGAGCCAAGCATTGAAGTTGTCTTTCTCTAACTTCTGCTGTAAGTTGAGAACCATAATTATCCTCAAACTTGGTTAATTTATCTGCCATTACCCATTTGAGTAATCCTACAGAAATGCTAAGGGCCACAATCATCAAACAAATTGTTACTACAGTCGATAGTAACTTAGGTACTTGAATCTCTGTGTGTTGTCCCTCATCTAGCTTAACATCAATCATTTACGATCTCCTTTACTGCATAATGATAAAACTTCCAATAAATTATACAACAATCTTGACTTAAGAGCAAGATCGATTGACAAAAATTTAATGGAGGAACATTTACTTATCCGAATAATCGAAAAGTTATCTGCGCTGAATATCTGCTTCGTCGCAGAGTTCACCGTATTGTATTTCTATTACTTTTAATGAGTTTTCTGTGGTATTTGCTAGTTGGTGCCAACTATTTTCATTGATAGTAGTTACTGAATGCCGAGCTATTCTTTCTGAACTATCTTCACGATTTACAGTAGCAGTGCCTTCAGAAACAAACCAAAATTCATTTCTGTATTTGTGTTTTTGTATGCTCAACCTCTGATTAGGATTAACTACCAGTTCTTTAACTTTACAACCTTTTATATCGTAAAGTACTCTATAATGTCCCCACGGCCTTTCTGTAACCGGGTACTTCCACTTTTCTAGAATCCAACTACTGCTGTTTGATTTATGTTCTCCACCGATGCCAAACACAAATTCTACACCTTTTACAGACATTTCTGGAATGTTAACCGCAGTTCTATCACCACCGTTTGCAAATATTATCTCGTGTCCTTTATATTTTTCTTTTACTTTTTCAAGTAGATCACACGCAGTTCCGTCGCTATCATCGAACTTTAGAACTTCGTCAACATTTTTAAAGTTAGAAACAATAAGTGCTCGTTCGTTCCAAGGCATAAACTCACTTCCTTTTTTGCGTTTAAGCCAGTCGTCACTGTTTACACCTACAATTAAATAATCAGCATCAAGTTTTGCTGAATTAAACATGTGAATATGTCCGCTGTGTACCGGATCAAATCCTCCAGAAACAACCATAATCTTCATAAATTATATCTATCTTTAATAAAATTTCTTAATTCTTTAGCAATTAATTGATATCCTGTAATGGTAGGATGTATGCAATTAGTAAGATAAGTTGCAGGCCACTTCATATCTTGATATATACTCCAGTAAGATCTCCAATCTTCTTCCTGAATGATATTATCTTTTTTAACTAATAATTCTACGAATGATTCGTAATCTCTAGAAGTATGAATGCAATTACTCCAATCTATTTTATTTGTTAGATAGGATCCGCAATGTTCTTCTAGATATTGTTTTCCTCTATCATCGAATGCATTTGCTAATACAAATTTAAATCCGTATGCCTTA